AGTCTAGTGTGTTATTTAACAAATTTGATTCCGGGATCACCCTTCTCTTTAATCTGCTTGAAGCTGGTGCAAGGATCCCTGTTAAGGGTTCTTTTGCATACAGCTCTGATGTAGATGGAGAGGCGGCAATTAATAGTCTTCCATTGCAACCAGGTCAGACGAAAGCAAGCAAAGTGGGTTATATTAACCCAACTTCCTTGTTAACGTCTTTACGTGGTGGACAATTGGCTCTCAAAGTAGAACCAGCTGGAAAAGTTCGGGTGTTCGCAATTGCGGACATCTGGACTCAATCCGTGCTGGCTCCTTTGCATGACTCTATTTTCAAATTGTTAAAGCAATTACCCAATGATGGTACGTTTGATCAAGACAAATCGTTTATACGATGTCAAGAGAAAGCGACCACATTTGGTAGTGCCTTCTCAATAGATTTGAGTTCAGCAACTGACCGATTACCAATAACTATTCAGTCTTACGTCTTAGACGCATTGACTAAGGTTCCTGGTTTCGGGGAGACTTGGAGACGTTTGTTAGTTGAACGTGAATACGTTCTTCCAACTACCTACCAAAAGTCCGAGCAATTTAAAAACCTTAAATTACCGTGGGGTGAGGGTTTACAGTATGCAACTGGTCAACCGATGGGAGCACTTAGTTCCTGGGGTATGTTGGCCTTAACACATCACTTGATTGTTCAGTTTTCTGCACATCGGGTTGGTGCTAGAGGTCTATCTCCATGGTATGAGTTCTATGAAGTTCTAGGTGACGATATCGTTATTTTTGACGATAGAGTCGCCGATGAATATAAAAGGATTATGTCTCTACTTGATGTAGGGACTAATCCGTCTAAATCCATACCTTCTCCAAACGCTCCGACTTGTGAGTTCGCAAAAAGAACTTCCGTGGGAATGACTGATGTTTCAGGTTTGTCTTGGAAGGAGTTCCTGCAAGGGAACAACCTTCCTGGTAAAATCAACTTGGCTTTACGCCTTGGAAGCAAATTGTTGTTTTCAGAGGAATGCCTAAAGGCGATTCTCGTGAGAAACGGATCAGATTTGGGGTCTCCATTAAAAAATGGGATTGCCCATGGGCTGATCGGAATACTAGGATCCCTTTTGACGAAAGTCGAAGGTAAATCGCTAATACCTGCATTGAGCTTATTGGCTAGTCCCGCTTTAATAAGCGGGGAGGAAGACTACTTTCCAAAGAAAGTGAGCATCCCTATGCGCCAGGCTATACAGTTAATCCTGCACTTATTTAAGAACCAACCTTCGGTTCCACTAAGTACACTTCTATCTCATTATAAAGATAGAGTGTCTTTCGTGAGATCGGAGATTGCACCTTTTGCGTCTCAAACCGCATACTTGTTAGGTTTAGTAAACTATCGTACTGTAGTTAATAACTACGATACGCATGTTACCTACCTAGCAAATATGTTGCTGGACGTAAGCCGTGTAGAGTCCAAGGTTTTAAAAGCTCAAGTCCGTTCTGTTGCGGAGGATATCTTATTAAGAGATACCGACCCTCAAGATCGACTTGATGCTTACTTGGATGTAATTCGTAAATTCCGTGAAGAACCTCCTCTAGATAAAGCTCTCGAGCTTTTATCTGGATCAGAGGCCTACATGAATTCATTTGAGTTACAGACAGCGCGACCGAAGGGAATCATCCCAACGGAGAACGCTCTCGCTCTCATGGCTAGTAGAGCTGGTGAAGCTGTACCTAGATACTGGACTGAGTTACCTGAGTTCCGAGGTTTCCCTGAATTAGGGTTACACGCGAAAGACTGGCTACGTTCAGCTATGAAGGACCAACCACTTATACGACCGCAATAGAAGTTTAACTCTATGCCGAGGTATAGTGACTACTTCAATTCCAAATTAATTTCAGAAATGAAGGGCCTAAAGGGAATTGTGGCAAAACTTTACACAACAAGTATGGTTAACCATATTGTGCGTTAAGTGTTCTATACTCTAACTAATCAGACTATATGTTTGATTAGAAAGATCTGACTGGGGTTAAACCCAGACAGGTCTTGGGG